AAGTCAAAAGAATAAAAAAGATAAAGAAATGATGGGGCTTAATACACTGGCAAAACTTGCCATAGAACAATTAAAGAAGGAGAAGTCAAATGATGAAGAAGGGTAAAGGATATCCTGAACATAATACAACTGTTAAAGGTGTTTCTAAAGGTTATCCAACACACTTGCCTGGAAAACCTAAACAAACTTTTGGAGATTCAATGAAACTATCAGAAGATAAATGGGGCAAAAATTCAGATAAAGGTGTTTTTAATGAATGGAAACCTAGTACTTCCTATGAATGGCCTAGTCCTAAAAAAGGATCTCGTAAAAGTAAAATGTAATGGAGATATGGGACGAAGTTATACAGGAATTTAATGAAGAAATTAATAAACTAAGAATTTCTTTAGGTGATGGTTCCGCTGAAGACTATGCCCATTATCGACAGATGGTAGGTTCTATTTCAAGTTTGGAATGGGCAAGGAATAATTTAACAGATATCGTTAAAAAACGATTTTATCATGAGGAGTAATATGCAACAAGTACAACTAGGTAAAGCTTTAAAGAATGATGAATGGATGTCAAGTGAAATTGAAGTTGATGATCCAGTTATGTTACCAGAGTTACCAGGCTTTCATGTTCTGGTTAGACCCGTATCTATAAAAAGTAAAACAAAAGGTGGTATTTTTATACCTGATTCAACTAAGGATGATATGTCTTATCTGACAACAGTAGGTAAGGTTATTGCCTTGGGAGATCTGGCTTATAAGGATACTGATAAGTTTCCCAACGGAGCATGGTGTCAAGTTGGAGATCATGTCTGCTATGGAAAACATGCAGGAACTAAATTATTTTATCAGGGAGTAAGACTTATTCTACTTTTTGATGATCAGATTGTGATGAAAGTAGCTGATCCAAAAGACCTAGATCCTACATTTAATCTAGGAAAAGGTTCAGCATAATTTGGGAAACGACTAAAAGTATGTTATAATAGTATTACGTAAAGCGTTTGTCTCGTAAGCAACGGAGGAAAAAATGGCCGAGAATGAAGAATGGAACACAGTAGAAGTTCCAGAAAAAATTGAATATGAAGTCGAAGATAATACAACTACCCCTGATACTGAAGAGCCAGAAGTTAAGTCTTCTTCAGAAGAAAAAGATCCCGAAGAACTGGATGGTATTCAAACAAAAGGAGCACAAAAAAGAATTAGACAGTTAGTACATCAAAGAAAAGAGCGTGATGAACAGATTAATGCTCTTGTACGACAGAATGAAGAACTAGTTGGTAGGCTAGGTCAAAAAAATCAAGAAGTTAAAGAAATAAATAAACTAACTCTTGATTCTTCAGAGAGACAACTAACTGATAAAATAGAGCTTGCTCGTGGAGCCTATCTTGAAGCTTTTGAAGAAGGTGATAATCAAAAGGTTTTAAAAGCACAGGAGATGTTAAACGAGGCACAAGCTGATTTAAGGGCTGTAAGTTCTGCAAAATTTGATTACATACAACAAGAGGAAAAACAACAAAAAAGACCAAGACCTAGACAGGCTCCTCAACAGCCAGCACATTCACCAGATCCTAAAGCAGAAGAATGGGCATCAACAAATGAATGGTTTGGTAAAGATAATGTAATGACAGCAGCCGCATTAGCTATAGATGCAGAACTAAAGGGAGAAGGATATGATCCTAATGATAAAGACTTCTATCAGGAAGTTGACAGCAGAATCAAAAAAGCTTTTCCGCAAAGGTTTGGAGAAGCTGAAGAGCGTAGGCAGGAAAATACGTCAATGCCTGCTCAAGTGGTGTCGGGGAGTTCTCGCTCCTCTCCGAGTTCTAAAGGCAAAGTTAAACTTTCGCAAGAAGATGTAAGACTTGCTCAGAAATGGAATATACCTCTTGAAACGTATGCTTCTGAAAAGCTGAAGGTTAATAAAGCCGAAGGCGATTATACAGATGTTTATACAAATTAGCGTGGGAGAAATATTATGAATACACGAAATGAATCACGTAGTACTGAAATAAGGGAAAAGAATACAAGAGAAGAAGAATGGACTTTTGAAGAGCCAGACGCTCTGAATATACCAGAACTTGTGAAAGCAAGATTTGATAATGAAGGAATGTCTCTTCGTTGGCTACGAATATTACTCAAAGGTCAGGATGACATCACAAATGTTGGTAAGAAACAACAGGAAGGATGGGTCTTCGTTACTCCTGATGAGGTTCCTGAAATGGCAGTCACTTCCTTCGTGAGGGAAGAAGGTCGTTATCTTGGTGCAGTCTGTCGTGGAGATTTAGCTTTGGCAAAGATGCCAACAGGCAAGGTAAAGGCTAGGAAAAGGTTTTATGAGAAAAAGGCCAATGATATGATGGATGCAGTTAATGCACAGTTGATGAAAAGCTCTGACTCTCGTATGCCTATAACGAACTCAAGTAAATCCGTAACAACAAGAGGAAGACAACCTTCTTTTCAGGATTAGTCTTTTCTCAAAATAAGGAGATGAAACATGTCTAGTACTAAAGCATTTCGTGGTTTCATTCCTGCTCGTAAAAAAGGTGGTGGCTACAATAACGAAGCCGTAACAGATATGATTACACTGTCCTCTGGTGGACTATGTTCAAATAATATCTTTACTGGTGATCCTGTAGTTTTGCCAGGTGCAAACTTTGCAACCATTTCACCTTTTATTGCTGCAACTCTTAAACCTTCAGGGGTTTTTATGGGTTGTCAGTATGTAGAAAACGGTGAGCAGAAGTTCTCTCGGTATTGGCCGGGCGGAACAAGTGCCACGGATATAAAATTCCATGTAGTAACTGATCCAGATCAGTCCTACTACATTCAAGCTTCTTTGTCATTATCAGCTAATGAACTGATCGTAGCAAAGAATTATAATGTAACCGTAAGTTCAACCGCAAGTTCTGGAAGCACAGTCACTGGACAATCCAGTTACTACCTAGATGGTGCTTCTGGTGCTGAATCCGAAAAAACAGTAAGAGTTGTCGGTAAAGCCAAGTATCCTGATGAAAAGGATTCCGATGCTTATCCGATAGTAGAGGTCTGGTTAAATATGCACCGTGACCGTTACGTAACTGCTACAGCTTCTTCGGCCTAGTAAGGAGAATTAATCATGGCTATTAATAGAGCTAGTATTAGCAAAGAACTCCTTCCGGGTCTTAATGCTGTATTCGGAATGGAGTATGGAGAGGTAAATAATGAACATGAATCTCTCTATGAAATCGAGAAGTCTGATCGTGCCTTTGAAGAAGAAGTCCTCTTCACGGGTTTCGGTACTGCCCCCACAAAGGGCGAAGGTGCTGCCGTTTCTTACGATGATGCACAGGAAAGCTATACTGCCCGTTATACGGCAGAGACAGTAGCTCTTGCCTTTGCGATCACCGAAGAAGCAATGGAAGACAACCTGTATGATACTTTTGCTAAGTTACGTGCCAAAGGTCTGGCCCGTGCAATGGCAAATACCAAACAGGTTAAAGCTGCAAATATTTTCAACAATGGTTTCTCTGATACTATTGGTGATAGTGCTGCTTTCTTCTCAGCTTCTCATCCCACAATTTCTGATGGAAGTCAGTCGAATTTATTGACGGCTGCTGATCTTTCAGAATCAACCCTAGAAACTGCCCTGACAACTGTTCAGAAAATCAAGGATGACCGAGGTATTCTGATTGGTGCTAGTGCAGTATGTTTGCATATTCCTGTAGACTCTTGGGCTATTGCTGATAAAATTCTCAGCAGCCCTGGTAATACAGGAGCCAGTGCAGCCCAAGCCAATCCCAATACGAATGCTATCAATGCTATTCGTCATATGGGTATGGTGCCAGATGGCTACTACATCAATCGTCGGTTTACCGATACTGATGCTTGGTTTGTCAAAACGGATGTGCCGAATGGAACTAAAATGTTCATTCGTTCACCTCTTCAGACTAAGATGGAGCCAGATTTCGATACTGGTAATCTTCGTTTCAAGGCACGAGAGCGTTATAGCTTTGGTGTTTCTGATTGGCGTGGATTTTTTGGTAACGCTGGTAACTAAGTGTAAAAAGGAGGGGGTAGTATTATGCTACCCTCTTCTAACTAAAAGGAGAAAACATGGCAGCAAATATTAAAACTGCAATAGCAGTAGGTGATGCTGTTCTTACATATGTAGAAAGTGGTACAACTGTGGGAAGTAATGGATCAGGATCTTCTCCTGTACCTACTACAACTCGTATTATTTCTTTACATGCTGTGGCAACGACAGGGGGTTCTTATTCAATTAAAGGCCAACGACAGATTACAGATAAAACAGCGGAAGGAACAGCAATTAAATTTCAGGTAGTGGCAAGTGAAGCATCAGACATTTATATGGGTGACATGGGTGTTGCTGTATATGGTGTTGTTTCTGTTTCTGGTCCTACTGATGGGTGTGTCTTAACTGCATTTGTAGGCTGATATGGGTACGTATTCAGACCTAAAGACAGCGATTATCAATACAACTGAGAATGATGGAACTGAGTTTTCCAGTGTAATTCCTGATTTTATTAGCAGGACAGAGTTACGCATGACCAAGGATATTGATGATTGTGGTCTTGATGTTTATACAGCTATTACGTTAGCAGCAAGTAATCCAGTTGTTAGTCTGAATGATCGTGTTCGCATTGTACGTAATGTAAATTATACTACCAGTGCATCCAGTATAAAAACAAATCTTCTGCAAAGGACATATGAATATGCTATTGATTACTGGCCGTATGTTAGTGCCTCTACTGGTACACCACGTTACTATGCTAGAAAAAATAACACTTCTATTTATATTGTTCCTACTCCTGCTTCTACATTAACAGGAGAAATACAAACAGTTTCACAACCTTTACCCCTAGCTTCTGCAACAGGTACAAGTGTAACAACAACAAATTACTTTAGTGAGTATTGTTATGATGCCCTGTTCTATGGTTGTATGATGGAAGCTACAATGTATATGAAAGATTGGAATACACTTCCTCTATGGCAACAGCAATATGAATCAGCAATTATAACACTCAGGAATCAGGCTAGAAGGACAAGACAGGATGATATGGCAGTAGCCGCTTCTCCTGCTGGTGCTCCTGATCCAGTACAACAAGGAGAAAGCTAATGGCTAATTTAACACTAGAGCAAAAAGATAGAATTAAGTTTGAAAAAAGTAAGGCTGCATATAAAGCTGCTGACTCAAACATGATGAAAAAATTAAGTCAAATAACTAAAAAAAGATCACAACTTGAAAAG